TTCAACAGCGCGTAAAAAGAAGCGTGAAGGAGCTAAAGGAAAGCAGGTTGTGGCAAACACTAAGGCTGCCAAAGTAAAGAAAATGGCTAATGGGGGCGTTGCGGGCTATGAAACTAAAGCAAAGCGAAGGTTTCGTGGCAGCAGCATCCCCGGTACGGCTGTCGCGAGAGGTTGTGGCGCGGTTATAAACGGCAGAAGAAAACGCACTAAAGGGTCGGTGTCACAAGCATGAATATGATGGTTTTTAACATAGAAAAAGAACAGCAGATCTGTGCCGAGATAATGGCTTGGACAGAGCATACGTTAAGTAAGCCTAATTCTTTTTACAACAACCTTCCGCCCTGTCCTTATGCACAAAAAGCTTGGACAGACGAAAAAGTAGCTCTTTTGTTTAAGTATGAAAAAAACATGCAAGCGCTATATAGCACTTTATCGCAATGGGAAGAAAGTTTAGACCTAGTTATTATCGTAGATTTAAATTTTACCGAAGATCCTGACGCCTTTCACGATTATCTTCACGACTTAAACGAGGCTATTTCTATGGGGGTCTTTATAGATCGGGATATGTGGGTCATGGGCTTTCATCCGCATGATGAAGCCAATGATTTCATAGACGACCAAAGCTTTATGCAGGTGGTGGATGATGAGTATGCGATGATTTTTGTACAGCGTTTATCCAAGGTGCAGGAATCAGCAGACAAACTTGCGGAAAAAGGCTATTATGATAAGTATCTAGAAGAATACAATGCTGAAGAAATCTTTCAGGAAAGAGCCAAGCTTTACAGGAGATTAAAAAATGGCGATGAAACCACGTAAAATGATGAAAAAAGGCGGCGCAGTCAAGAAGATGCGCGGCGGTGGTATGGTAAAGAAGATGCGCGGCGGCGGAATGGTAAAGAAGATGCGCGGCGGCGGAATGGTAAAGAAGTAGTATGGCAACCTCGGGAAGCACAGATTTTGAGCTAGATGTCTCCGATTACATTGAGGAGGCATTTGAGCGCTGTGGCCTTGAGGTTCGTACAGGTTACGACCTAAAGTCTGCCAAGCGGTCGCTCAATTTAATGTTGGCTGAGTGGGCAAACCGTGGTCTAAACCAATGGACCATTGTTCAAAGAACACAGGCTCTGACACAAGGAACGGGAAATTACGCTTTAAATAACGATGTTATCGACGTTTTATCGGTAATTGTGCGCCGTAGCGGAACTGACTATTCTTTAGATCGTCTTAGCCGAGACGAATATTTGTCTATTCCGAACAAAACTACTGAAGGAAGAGCAAACCAGTTTTTCTTGGATCGGCAGGTCACGCCAGAATTAAAATTGTGGCCGGTTCCCGAGAATAGCACGGATGTTGTAATTTACGATGCTCTTACTCGCATGGATGATGCGGATACGTTTATTAACACAATGGACATGCCGTTTCGTTTTTATCCTTGTTTAGCCGCGGGATTAGCCTATTACATAGCGGTAAAAAGAGCTCCAAATAGAGTTCAGCTTTTGAAAGCTATTTATGAGGAAGAGTTTGAACGGGCCGCAACAGAAGACAGAGATCGTTCGTCCTTTAACGTAGTGCCGCAATACCAGTATTTTAGGACCACTTAATGGCAAAGTTTGCAAGCGGTAAAGATTCCTACGCTATTTCAGACCGATCCGGTTTCCGGTATCGGTACAAAGACATGCGTAAAGAATGGAACGGCTTGCTAGTAGGAAAAGACGAATGGGAGCCAAAACATCCGCAGCTTGGTCCTTTTCGTAAAGTTGTTGATGCAGAGGCTTTAAAAGACGCACGGCCGGATATAGTGGAGCCGTTTGATGTATATGTAGGGATTCCAACAGTAGAGGCACCTAATTTGCTGCCACCGCAAGGTTTTGGGCAAGTTGGCATGGTTACGGTGACAACATGAGTTTTACATACGCTGAATTACAGCAGGCTATTCAAGATTACACGGAAAACGACGAAACCACGTTTGTTAACAACATTCCTGTGTTTATTAGAAATTCGGAAGAGCGCATTCTCAAAAACGTGCAGCTTAGCTTGTTTCGGAAAAATGTAGCAGGAGCCTTGACCGCTTCAAATAAGTTTTTGGCCTGCCCGTCAGATTTCCTTGCGCCGTATTCCTTGTCATACACAGATGCGAGCAATGACGCTAATTTCCTCGATTTTAAGGATGCGGACTATGTGCAGCAGTTTAATCCGGACCCTACGACGGAAGGCGGTCCGCGATATTATGCTGTTTTTGATATAACTAACTTTATTATCGGGCCGACACCGGATGCGAGCTACGCGGTAGAGTTGCATTATTTTTATCGCCCCGCCAGTTTGACAGCGGGTGCGGGAACTGGAACTACATGGCTTAGTGAAAATGCTGAGCTAGCTATGCTGTATGGTAGCTTGATGGAAGCTTATATATTTATGAAGGGCGAACCAGATATGCAAGCGCTGTACGAAAAGCGGTTTAGTGAGTCTATTATGGGTCTGAAGATGTTTGGGGAGTCTAAAGAGGTAACCGACGAATATCGGACAGGAAAGATAATTAGGCCGAAACAATGATAAAAGCTTTAGAAGTAGACATCCCTGCGGATTACAAAGTTTTGGTAGAGACCACCGAAAAACGAGGGTTTACGCCAGAAGAAGTTGCAGAACGCTGTGCAGATAGGATCATTCAAATATCGGACACCGCTCATCCGGGCATCCGCGACCAAGCTCATGCGTTTAGACAACATATGGTCAAGGTTTTAGCTTTTTACATGCGTGAAGCAATAAAAAGTGATAGAACTACAACATATAACGCCCTATCAGAGGCAGGTTATAAAGAACTTGCTGAACAACTAAGGAGACTGTGACATGGCATTTACGGGCAATTTTATGTGCACCAGTTTTAAGCAAGAGCTTTTGACTGCAACGCACGATTTCACAAACAGCACTGGTAACACTTTTAAACTAGCGCTCTACACGAACAGTGCATCTTTTGATGCGTCAACAACAGCGTATACCGCAACTAACGAGGTTGCTGGAACCGGCTACTCAGCGGGTGGGGGCACTTTGACTAATGTTACCCCAACAACCAGCGGAACAACAGCTTTGACAGATTTTGCTGATTTGACGTTTTCTTCGGCTACTATTACGGCGCGGGGCGCACTTATTTATAACGACACCGCAGCAGGAGACCCCTCTGTAGTTGTTCTAGATTTTGGTGCGGACAAAACATCCACCGCGGGTGATTTTACCATTGTTTTCCCAACGGCTGACGCAAGCAACGCGATTATCCGGATAGCCTAACTATGGCGGACGTTATCGTTCCAATAGGCGGCTGGGGCCGCTCTGGTTGGGGCGAAGGCCCGTGGGGGCAAAGCGGTTTTCCGTTTTCCACCGCATCTGTTGGCGCTGTCACAGTCACCGCAGAAGCAAACGCCCCTGTAACGGGTTTGCAGGCTACGGGAAACGTAGGAACTATTACAGTAGTTGCCGAAGCTAATGTAAACGTAACCGGCGTATCGGCATCTGGCGCGGTTGGCACTACAACAGTAGTTGCCGGAGCCAATGTTTTCCCAGCAGGGGTAGAGGCTACTTCTGGTGTTGGTACAGTAGCCGTAGTTGCCGAAGCCAATGTAAATGTAACTGGGCTGTCGGCTACAGGCGCTGTTGGCGCAGCCGCAGTAACAGGTGACGCTACTGCCCCGGTAACAGGTTTGTCGGCATCTGGTAATGTTGGGGCGGTAACGGTTAACGCGGCGGCTAATGTTTCGGTAACCGGGCTTTCTTCTACGGGTCAGGTGGGTACAGCTACTGTTAACGCGGCAGCCACTGCCCCGGTAACAGGGTTGTCGGCATCTGGTAATGTTGGGGCGGTCACTGTTGTAGGAAAAGCTAACGTCGTCCCAACGGGAGTTGCAGCTACGGGAGTCGTAGGCACCGTAGATGTCACTTTTGGCATTACTATTTTCGCAACGGGAGTTTCTGCGGCAACTGCCGTTGGAACAGTAACCACGACCGCTGCTTCAAACGTGTACCCCGAGGGTATCGCAGCGACTGGAAATGTAGGACAGGTCTTAGTTTGGGGAACTATTGTGCCAAATCAAAATGCAGGGTATAATACGATCAGCCCAAGTCAGACGCCAGCTTGGTCAGACGAAACTCCG